TTTTTTTTTGGTGTATGCCTATAACAATGCCTCCCCTCTGCCTAATGCGATTATACATAAAATCTTATTTAACAGAGAGCTCTGAAAAAATTCTCATACTTGAGTATTTATGTTTCCTCGAAGGATGTTTTCTTATGACCCCTCTTTTTGCTTTTGGCGGCAAATAGAGGCGTCGATATTTCTGTATCAACGACGAAAACGGACTGAAAATCATTAAAATTCTTTGCCAGTTCTGAATCTTCCATGCTTCTACTATGGCCTATATTACTACTGCTACTGCTACTTCTACTTCTACTTCTACTACTATTCATACATGAAGACTGCTGATGAGTGTAGAGAATAATACGCGTCTGTTCTATTTCACGTACACACTCGTTCAATCGATCCGTATATTTTTCAATGATATTTCTGTAGAAATCTCGTCTCAATTCCGAAGCTTTCAAGCATTCTTGCAGGTGAGATAACAGTTTTCTGAGAACTTCCTCATTGCTCCTCTCCCCATCCAACGCTTTTGAAAGTTCAGGTTTTCTGTCTTGCAAAACTCTTTGTGAGTGATCTAGTAAGACATTCATGAGAAACGTCGAAGCCTGACGTGTGCATGCAGATCCAATAACCACTCCCACCATGAGTTTCTTGTCTTTGTCCAGGTATGTGATACCTGGATTGTGCTGCATTCCATGGAACTGTTGTCGGTCTTCGTTATTGTGACTTTGGTAGATAGCAGCATGGATGATCCCCTTTGCGAATAGAGTTTGTGCATTCTTCAAGAATTTCCCGTGATCTCGGATCTTTTGTGAACTGCGCACGTTCTTCGCTTCGATCATGATTTTGATATTGTTCGGGAAGATGACATGCAAGTCACCATAACCTTCCAGTCCATGTGTATCTTCAATGATCGCATCAGGGTAGCACTCTCGAATCCATTGTATTGACATATGCTCTCCAAGCTGGCCTTTCTCCGTTGTACCGGCGCTTTTTCGGTACAACGGAGATAGAGACGTGCAGAGAGTATTCAACGTTTCGCTGCATTTATCAATTTTCGTTGCCAAAGATTCTTTTAAGAAGACCAGCTCGCCCGTCATGCGAACGACTTGCGTTGATTCACGGATCTTCTCTACGTCTTCTCTTCCTTTTAGAATACTGTCGTACTGCTTTGCGACGCTTTCGTGCTTCGCGGCATATTCTTGTTTGAGATGAGCAAGAACCACCGATTCGGCTACTTGTTTGATATACCTTTCTGTAGATTTCGCTTCGCGCATCTCAAGTTTCGTTTGCATGGACGCTATCTTCGACTGCATTTCTCGCATCTTGATCTCTGCTTCATCCAGGGTTTTTTGCGTTGCAGGATCTGTAGGAAGAATGTGTCGACTGTTCATGCAGAATTCGTACCCAAGAAGAAGCAACTTTTTTGCCTCTATCCCCTCCCTATTCAATCGATGCAACATTTCGGCTAGCTCAGCGTCTATTTGCATGGTCACACATGAAGAAGCGGTAGACAAATTTTCCATGAAATATCAACTTCTTCTCGCAATTCAGAATCATCCATCTTCATTCACTTAAATTGCGGTTTTATCCAAACATCTCTATTAAAAATTCGCTTTCGTAAATATCTCTCTTTTTTAATTAAATTACGGTTTCTTCGTCCTTGCTCAAAATCTTTTCCTAAAAACCTTCTATTCCAGATAAGAGAATGAATGCGGCGCTTCTTCAGATAGAAAACCGCTCGGAGCCGTATTTTGATCGATGTATGGAAATCAACAAAGAATACTGCAAACAACACAAAATAGACTACATTCGCGGACATGGTTACGATAATTTTTCGCCCTACTGGTGGAAAGTCGTTGGGATTCTCGAACTCATGGAAAAATCTCCTCACTTTAAAATTGTCGCGTGGATGGACTCAGATGCTTTCGTGTACGATGCTGCCTTCGATTTCCGCTTGTTCTTGAAACGCTCTAGCAAGACGATGATCGTCTCTCCCGATCCGGTGTTTAAGGGTAAGAACTGGGGCTCTCCTTTCATGGCCGCGGTGTTCTTTGTTCGTAACTCGCGCAAAGGTCGAGAAATCATCAGGAACTGGTTACAATATTACGATTCGAAGGTCTGGCAGAAGCAAGTGACGAACACGTGGACTTGTCTTGGATGTCAGTGGGCAGACGATAACTACGAGCAAGGTGCCTTTGCAAAGAAGATTCTTCCGAAATACAAAGACAGTATCACTGTTCTACCTTGGTACATCCTTCATGAAGTAAAACACAACAATCCGCATGCTTTCACCTGGAGTATCCACATTCCAGGTTGTATTAAAGACAATCGGCCCAATTATCCTCGCAAGAAGATTCAACGAGAGAATTTTGCAAGTAGCGAGGACTCCCAACAAGTGGATGCGGGAAAAAATGATCAATCTCGTACAATCCATCTGCCGTTCCTCATACTTTTCTTGACTATTCTGCTCATTATTCTTTCATTGTATTTTTTCTAGAGAAGAAGAAAATGTTTGGTTTCTGTAAAAATTCTTGTTGGCGTACGTCGTTTCGCTATAACGTAGCTTTGAAAGCGCCTCATGGTACAGAGTGTATTTGTTTTCAAAACGGAGACGAGGACTGGACGTCGCGAAGAGATATCAACGACTGGATTTCAGAGAATTTTGGCACAGTAACTCTGAATCGAAACTTCTTGTGCTACAATGACGAAGAACCGAGAGAAAATCATGGAACGACTTCTAAAGGTCACTCGAAGGGAATTCTTGCTTGGTCAGACACCGAGATTATCTGGATGATCCATTCTGTACCTCGATGGCCGCATATATCCGATTCATTTGAAGAAGAGGCTGGTCAAGTAGAGAGAGAAGATGCATCAGGCGTCAAGGGTCCAGAAGGTCCAGAAGGTCCAGAGGGTCCAAATGATGCATGGTTTTCAATGCCACAATGTTTTTCTTGTTGCCCCGTCTTTTCATTCTTTGGATCAAGCGTTGAAACAAAAAAGGCTTTCAACAGAATTCCAAAAAGTCAACTTATCTATGCACAGAGTTTCGCGATCGTTACTACCGAATTCTCCAGGGAGCTACAGACGAACATTTTCCACAGCTTGCAAAACATGCAAGTGCACGTGTACCAATCCAGCGGATTCTCCTTACATGTTTTTCCTTCTGTTGCTCTTTCTGATCAGCTTTTTGCAATCCAATTAGAGCCGAACGTTCTGCATCTTGGAAAATCTCCCGAACTTGAGAAAGATTTCTATGCCGAAGGAGTTGTTCCGTACCTGAAAAGCAATCGGTGTCTCGTAGAGTCTTGGATGCGCCCAGCAATGGAAGAATGTGACGTTGTGAAACATGCGAAACGCATTAAATGGAAAAGGAGGACATGTACGAGCGGAAGAAGGAATAATATGGTCGCGGAATTAGAAGATACTGCAGCAGCAACAACAGCAATATCAACAGAACATACAGAAGCGCCATGGATTAAATACTCTGAAGGGAGTGATCATTCAAAATGGGCTATTTCACTGCACGATTACGAAGATCACAGAAAAAAGAAATATACGAATCAAAACGATCGGAAATGGGTTCTCGTAGGGGATATGAACAGAATGAAATCACAAGCACATAGAGGTGGCGGAGGTGTCGTTTTCTTTGACGAAAAACTCTGGAAGCTCTTCTATGAGATTGCGGAGGATTAGTTTTCTGATTTTGTAATTACCATGTTTAGAGCGCTCTTAAATTTCTAACATTATTTTCATTCAATTTCGTGAGATAATTTATCAGACCTTTAGAAATTATTTTTTTCACTTTCTCAGATTTTGCCTTCAATGCTTTTTGATGCCGGGATCTTTTATTATAATAGTAGATACCAAACCAAATGACAGCCGCAAGAGTCAAAATAGATGAAGAAATAATTGGATTTCTTCGAATGATTTTCTTAGTCCTTCGATAAAATGTACATTCTTTTGCTTCGATATTTTCATATTCGACTTGATCAGAAGTTTTAAATATATCAAACAATACGTCAAAATTCTTTTTAAGTTGGAACAAGTCATTATTGTAACAACCTTCATTATGTTTATTTACTTCTTTGACGATTATATTATATGAATCTTTTAAAATGATAATTTCATGATATAACTTATGAATTCCTTGATTTATATTCAATACCGGTCCTACCTTTTCCCTTTCTATCTTTACATCCTGTTTTTTAACATCATGGACTAAGGCTTCTGTTTTTAGTGATTCTATAAAGGTATTTGTTTTCATTAAGAGTTTACATATCTCAGTATCTAAATTTTTTTCTTTATCACCACCTAATCTTATTAAATCTTTAAGTCCTTCGACAATATTTTTTGTAAAACTATTATTAAAAACGGAATTTTTGATTTCGATCATTAATTTATTATGATTATAAAAATAATTAGAACCAAAAAAAGCTAACATAATAAAAGGCAAATAACCATGTATTAGGGAATAGTATAGAATGGTAAAACATAGATAAGGCATATGCCACATGAAAAGCGAAATATTTCCAGAGATCTCTTCTTGAAACCACGATTTCTGTTCAATTATTATTGACATAATGGTTTTAGTATCTTTGAGTGTCTCCATTATTAATGCCACCTTTACCTCACGTCCGAAATTTTTACTTTTTTCTTTGCGAATACTGAAAAACCATGGTCTTGTACCTGGTCGTTTATTTCTATATTTCTTGTCAAAAGTTTTGAGAAGGTCTTCAGTCTCTTCTTCCGAATAAAAGAGAGAAAGAATTTCATCTAATTCAGAACCTTCTAGTACCATCAAAACTTCTTTCGTTATCTTTGTAGAGTCATCTCTCCGATTCAGAAAATAATCGTCTACCATAAGTCTTGCTTCTTTTACTTCAATAATAAGTTCATCTCGAGCTTTTTGTATACCCTGTTTCGACATATATTCAAATAATAACTATAAAAGATCTATATATAATTTTTCTTTATATAATAATTCTCTCAGAGAAAATCTCTCCGATCACTTATTTAAACGTAGTCAGGAAAAGAACTTGTAGAACAAATGGATGTCTTCGACTTTTTCCCTGTGCACGAACGTAAATTTCATGGAAAAGTTTGTAACTCAGAATTGAAAAAAACAGTTTTTGACTGTGATTATATGATACCATTCAGCAAGGCGAGAGAAGCAGAGTCGGAGGTTCAAGCAGCAGAGAATGATTTTCCTTGGTCTTTATCCAAAGAGAAATGTGAAGAAATCCTTTCGCCTTACAGGAAACATCCTTTCATAAGTATTGTCGAAGTAGGAACGCATATTGGTACAACCGCCACGCGATTTGCCCATTGCATTCGAGACAATCCAGATTCGTACGTTTTGTGCGTAGATACATGGCTCAGTGATGTTGCGGACTATATTTTGCGAAGAGAAGGTGTGAAATATAATCTGAAAGAAGGAAACGATCATTTGCTCTTCGAAAGATTTTTGCGCAACGTCAAATCGAACAAGTTGGAAAAGAGTATCATTCCTTTGCGTCTACCTAGTCTACAAGCAGGTCAGATCTTATACTACTATGGATTGAAATTCGATGTGATTTACATAGACGCATCTCACGAATATTTAAATGTAAAGTTAGATTTAGAAATGTTCTGGAATCTCCTCACGGAAGACGGTTGTATGTTCGGCGATGATTATCATATTGAAGGAGTAAAAAAGGCAGTAGACGAATTTGCTGAGAAGTACAATCTAAAAATGGAAACTTATGAAGGCGTTTACTTCAGTGATATTCAGCAACTCGGTTTCATTTTCAGAAAGAAAAACGATTTAATCAGTGGCTTAGTAGGGTGAACAAAAGGAGCAGGGGGAAGCGAGAAGGAGGGAAGAGGAGGGATCGGGTGCACGCTCTTTAGTTCATAACACAGTCTCTGATTTTGACGTAGTTTCCCGCAAAGGTTTTCGACAGAAGAACGGTCGACTCGTAGAACTGAACTCCTCTGTTTCTCTGTTTTAGGACGAAAGAAGTCACAGGTTGGAGAAGACTCAGAATGATTTCTCGCTTCTCCGGTTGAAGGTGGCAAATAGTGTATGTCAGCAATAGAAAGAGCACGATTGTCATGAAGCGCCAAAATCGAGTTTGAAAACAGAGATTTAAAATGAGTGTATATTCCTTATGACAGTTTGTGCAAGAGCAACGATGGGTCGGTGCATGGAGTAGAACCGTCTCTGTCTTCTGCATAATAGTCTATGTCTTCGATGTGGCTTTACGATGTATGATTACCTCGAAGAAAGACGAAACGAAAAGACCTCTCTTCGATCAATCATTTTTTTACTATGTTTTTCTGTCATAGGGTAAAAATTCCACATCCACAGAAGAGAAAAAATGATGAGTCCTGGAAAAGAATATCCTTCACCGGTGTATGTAATCAGAACATAAAGCTAGTTGAGCTGATTTCATCCAATCGTTTCATCAAATGTCTCGCTGTTCAAATAAGAATCCGACGTCGGAGTGCGCGTACTGCCACGAGAAGGGGCATAAATTTCGCGACGCGAATGGTAAAATCACTTGTAATGTTCTCTTGAATGCAACTTGTCGTCTCTGTGGCGTTCGCGGTCACGGCGAGCTTCGCTGCCCGGAGAAACTATGCAAAGAGAAGAGGCTAGAAATCGCAGCAGCAGATGCAGAGAAGGCGGCGGCAGAAATAAACACAGCTCCGCTTTCCAGGAGCGAACTCGACAGCATGAATTGGGCGACCAAACTTCTTCAGAGTCTACCCTTGGAACAACAGACGAGAATCGTAAACGAAAAAGCTGCAGTACCTATTCGTTTATCGTCATCATCTCTTCCTCCTCCAGTTCCTTCTCCAGCTCCAGCTCGTACGACCCAAAAATCTTTTAGTAGTACTTTGTCTTTGAAGAAGTCTTCGACAGAGACGAAGAATGTGATAACAGCTGCGAGTACAAGAGGAAAAATCACTCCTCCTCATCCTCTGCCGCCATCATCAAGCAAAAAAGAAAAAGAAGATATCGTCTGCCTCGCTATGGGCGACTATATTCGTCTGAAGAATACAGCACTTCCAAACGATGAGAAAAACGAAAAACTCGCCGCGAAACTAGGCCCCCTATGGTACTGGATTGTCCAGGGAGTGGCAGAATTCGATACTCCAGAAGCGAAAAAGCTTCGAGAGGATGACGAATTTCTCGATACCGAATTGGAGAAAAGGCAGCATGCAGAACTTTCGAGAATGAGATCTATGCGAGAGGACTTCATTCTCGCAGAACGCAATATTCTCGATGAAGATGAATTCTCGCTTTGGTTGCAGAAGTTTGAGAATGAAGAAGAGCTTCTCTTTCAGTCAGAGTTTGCGGAGAGATGCGAAGAGATGCAAAAAGCTTCTGAAATGCAAAAAAGCATCAGGAAGACCTGGATGAAGTTGAAGAATCATTCTCTGTCTCTTTAAGAGATATCTTTCAGTTGGACGAGTTTCGTGTCAAAGTTTCTCCTCTCTCCTTTATTTTTCTGATGAGTGAATTAGACCTTTCTTCTTGCGTACGTTCTTTTGCTTCTCCATGCCGATAAAATAATAACGATGACACCATTTACCACTAATTATCTTACTTGTATAAGCTCGATACACAGAGATCATCGCCCCTCGTGGCGAGCGTTTCGTCGCACCATGTGTTTTTCTCAGATCAGAAAAAAGCGAATTCTATGTGCAAGACTCTCTCACGAAAATAAAAGAAAATGCAGCAATTCGATACTCTCGTTATCGGCGGCGGAGGCATTGCTGGATTCAGCTACATTGGTTCCCTGCATTATCTCAAGAAGAACAAGTTTCTGGACTCAATCAAAACCATCGTCGCGTCTTCTGCAGGATCTTTCCTGATATTTCTCTGGCTACTTGGCTATGATTTCTCTACCATTCAGAGTGTTGGAGAACAAATCGATTTATCCGACATAGTCGATATTTCTGTAAACGATCTCATGAACTTTGTGGATCATTTCGGCGTGAACGATGCTGAAAATTTAATTGTGATCATGCGTTCCATGGCGAAACATAAGAACGTTTCCCCAGATATCACTTTTCTTGAACTTTACAGAAACACAAACATCGAATTTCTCGTCACAGTCAGTTGTTTGAATACGCGCTCGGTGGAGACGCTGTCGTACAAAAACTCTCCGGACATGCGAGTCGTCGACGCGATAAGAATAAGCATCAGCATTCCGTTTATCTTCCACCCGATCAAACTAGACGGGCGCTACTACGTCGACGGAGCGTTCTTCATCAACTGTTATCAAGAAATTCTAGAAACCCCAGAGTTCCTAGGAAGAAAATCTATCATCATTGACATTTTCCACCCATACGAGAGCTACACCACGGAAGACGGAACCGGCGAAATGGAGCTGTGGATGTACTCAAGAAACATTTTCATGGCAAGGCTTAGCTACGACCACCAGAAACAAGTCGATGCATCCAAGAAAATCTTCAGACCGGATGTCTTATACATTTCTCTCGAAGTGAAAAATTGCCACTGTTCTGAATTCAACATATCGCAGGAGAAGAAGAGAGAGCTTTTTGATTTCGGATATTTCGAGACAAAGATGTTTTCGCAAGAGTTCGTTAAATCGCACGAGAGAACGAAAATTACCACTGCCATTGCCAGTGAGAACGATTCCTAGGAGTTTCTCTATCGCGACCAGTGAAGAAACGTTCTTCACTGGTCGCGATCGCCTAAAGTTATGACTTCGTAGGAGCTTGGTTTTCCGAATCTCTGTAGAATGTCTGCGCGCTTGGTGGCGGAGAGAGACAGAGAAAGCGAGCTTCCGTTCAAGGTGAACGTCAGGTAGACGAAGAGATCGAAGAACACAAATTCTTTGGAAACCATTTTATGGTATTTCAAGAAACTCATCGGGATGCGCAGCTCTTGGATCTCTCCTGAACTGATAAAGTACTCGACGTCGCCGATTACAAAGTGCAACATAAAGTTCAGTGGCATATTCTTTGCAATGATATCCCGTATATCAATGAGTTCCTTGCTTACAAACTCGAATTCCGCCGGCTGAAGCTGACCTCGACTGTTGACGAGTTTCATGACCGTGTAGAACGATTGATCTTTCTCTGTGATTGTCTTCGATTGAGCTATGATTTGTATCAAAGTATCTATTTTCGGAGAAATTTCTGGGTGCGATCCTTCAATCTCGAGAAACTTCTTCAGAAAACGCAGTTTCTTTGATGATGTCAGAGTTTTCATTTTCGACATGAAATTGTCTATGTTTTTTCCAAGAACATCAATTGGGATCAGCTTTTGTTTCTGTAAGATAAGTTCGCCCACTTTCACTCCGTTGGCGAAAACAGAAGAATCACGAGAAGCTGTGGAAATGGCCACTGCATTTTCGAAATCAAGAAACGTTGAACGATCATAGAGCGATTCACAGGTTTTGGATGCACTGAGTAAGGAGGATCCGGAGCTCGTGTACGCGCAAAACGTCTGTTTATCACAATCGATTTTGTTTTTGAAAGCGGAGCATTTCGGCACACACCGGTTTGATTTCTTGTTGAAATCACACAGAGAACTCTTGATGCATCCGTCTTCGTTCTTGTGCATGGCGCACTTCTCCAGCAGATCATCTGACGCTTCTGAAGAGGAAGAAGCAGACGCGCCAAGATCAAGAGCAACCCGAGCTTTTTGTGAAAGTATGCTTTCTTTTTGGCCTGAACTCGACGTCGGTGCTTTACCACAAGTGACCGGATCGTTTGGATCGTGCATGGATTTGAAAATCGCACAGTCCACAGCGGCAACTCGAAGAAGTCGCAGAAAATCGTCAATGATCTTGGACTGACGATGTGCGTTCTTCGCTATGTTCGATTCGGTCGACAGGAATCGGCATGCTCCAGAATCATCGACGTCGCAGAATTCGGATGCGGAGCAGGCACCTGCATCTGTAATCTGCGAGCACTTATCGGCGAACGCTGAGGCGGCGGAAGAAGATGCCGAACTCGTTTTTTTCGTTTTCTTCTCTGCTTTGACGAGATCCTTCTTCGTCGATTCAGATACTGCTGCTGTTGTTGTTGATGCTGCTGCTGTCTCTGTCTCTCCTTCCGCTCCTTCTCCACCTCCTCCAGATAAGCGGAAAAATTGGCCGAGAGGAGAAGAAGAAGACGAAGAAGCAAGAGGGACACTTCCTCTTGGAGAAACTGCTGTGGTTTTTCGATTGGAGAAATCAGCGATCGTGAGCATGGAGTCCGTCGTCATGAAGTACCTGTAGACACTGACTCTCCATTCGTCCGGATACTTCAATCCTTCGTGCGAACAATTTCGCACTGCACGCGCAATGACCTGTGACTGCAGAGCGGTGGATCGAAGTGGATCCATGAGATGCACGGCTTTCATATGTGCGAGAGACAATCCTTCACTGAATTTCGAGTTTAGAAGAATGGTGTTCACGTAGCTCCCGTCTGCGTTGAAAAGAGAATTGTAAAGAGTGGTAGTGACCTTTATCTTGTAGGCTTCGATGGTTTCTCTGTTCAGCATCACGAACGCTTTTTTCTGAGTCAGAGGTTTCTTCATGAGATCTTGAATGTTACATGCTCCTTTGCACCATCCCTCTCTTGTCAGAGCTGAAGTATCCCCCTCTTTCAACATGCTGCGAATGTCTTCAAAAGAATACAAGGTCCAACCAAGAAGCTGTAAACATTTTCCAAGAGCGTATAAACCGATATCATCCACGCCCGTGAACACCATTTGTTTTCCCTTGTTCACTCTTGCGTCCATGGTTTTGGCCATTTCGACGCATTTCGGCGCTTTCTCTTTCATTTCTTCCATGGACTTTATGCTTGCAAACTCGCTCTTGTACGTTGACGACACGATTGAGTACCTCAAAGAGGAAGAGCAACGGTTCCTTGAACTTCCTCTTGCAGACTCCGAGTCATCTTCTCCGCCTTCTCGCCCCTCTCCGCCCCCGGAAGAAGAACCTCTTGTGCTTCCAGAACTCGCGGCAGCAACCTGTAAAAGATTGTCTCCTTCTTCTGCTTCTTTCGCTTCCATTTGTTCCTTTATACTCATAGAGCACGATGGATTCTCGTCTACCTCTTTCTTGCGTTTCTCGATGTATTTCTGGAGAAACGCTTCCGGCATCTGCACGTAGGTTACCGGTTCAAACACCACTCGTGCGAATTGGGCGAGATTGAAATCCACGGGGTAGTAAGACACGAGTCCCTTTGCCAATTCGACGAATTTCTCTGCGTTCTTGAGAATTGTTACACCATACTGATCTTTACCGAAAAAAGTGGCGTCGAAAACTGCTTTCGTTTTTGCGTCGTCGATCGCCTTGTATCTGTGGCCGTTTTTGGATTTCTGCACAAAAACTTCAGGAAATCGGGTCTTGTCTGCTGGAGGAATGAGCAGATTCAGAAGAACAGCAATTTCGTAGCTTTCTTGCTGAATAGGAGTTGCAGTCAGAAAGAGCAATCGACAAGTCGTTGCGTTTCGAATCGCGTCGAGAACTACTTGCGCAGCTTCTTCGTTCGGGTATTTGGGATTAGACAATTGTTTGATGAGATTGTGCGCCTCGTCAATGACAATCAATGTGTTATTCAATAAAGGATCTCCAGGGGAATCTTCAATTTTCTCCCCGTTCTTGATCGTTCCAAGCCCCGAGCCCGGTTTACGCTCTCCTTCTCCTTTGTTCACCGCAAGATTCCATTGTGTTTCTCCGCTGAGTTTGTTGGCAAGAACTTCGTAGGTGACATAGAGAATCTGACGGCTGATGATTCTCGCTCTTTCCTGTTCGCTCACTTTCTTCCCAAAGAGAAACTCGTCTGAACATTTCCCCAGATCTTTTCGGAAATTCGCTTCGAGAGAGGGCTTGCCCACGAAAATGGTGGTTCGCTGAGGTTCTTTTTGCAGGAAATTGGCCATCGTTGCGATACCCACAAGAGTTTTTCCAGAACCGAGACCGTGGTAAGCGAGAAGACCGCGATGGTCGGTGTCTGGATGCAGGTAAGCAGATGCAAGGGATTGATATGGCAAGAGATCCGATTGTACGAGCGGAAGATTCGATCGGGAGCAGGAAGGAGAGGAACCTATTCCGTTTTTCATGACGAAGGTACAGTCCCCAGTCACCCCTGAAAGGTAATCGGTGATTTTTGAATTGAACATCGGGTCATTCCTGTCTATTCTGGAACTTTCGAGTTTCTTGGATGCTTTTTTCGATTGAGGCAACAGAGGAGAAAGGTCTAAAGAGGAAGACGATGCGCAATACGGATTCTTCGAGCTCTCTACTTTCTGCGTTCGTCGTGTGTATATTCTCGGCATGATAAATTTTTTCCGATTCTTAGCAATCGAGTGTCGAATCTCTTATTTTATATATTCATATATTATTTCGGAGGAGATGAGTGATTCTTTTGGCGTTCGCTCCGATTCTTCCTCTCTCCTCCTCGTCTCTATCTTTTTTTCCTCACATACGCTCATAAGAAAAGGAACGAAACTCGGGAGAAGCAAGTGAAAATGACTTTACTCGGCGCTTTAAAGAAGACGTTACATCAATTGAGGTTCGTTATAGGAATAACTCTGGTTTTTATCATTTGGAAATCCATATCTCAGAACGGGTTCGACGCAAAGAAGAATATGCAGTATATTATAAATCGCCACGAGACTGGCAAAACTATCAATAACTTAGAGTTTGATGCTCAGACTTACGGATTCACGAGCTATGAAACTATTTTAAAAGACACTTTGAAACGAGCGAACGCTATCGAGAAAAATGGAGGAAAAAGGGTTGTTGATATCCAGGTAGATACATATTCAAGCTTCTTGAGCAGAAACACGAATTTCGCGCTGAATCTGTTTGGGGGAAATTTTTATTTGAATAACAATGGCGATGCAGAGAGCGATGCAAAGAGTGGGGGAGGTGGACGAGACGCGATGAAGAAGAAAGATACAAAGAAGAATGTGAGTGAAAGGAGAAACCTACTTCTTAAAAGAGAATCGACGGCGAAGAAACAGATCCCGGCTCGAGATTCTCCTAGTCGCTCTGAGAGCAAGAAAAGTAGAAAATCAGAAATAGACGAAGAAAAATCTCCGCTTGATCTCAGCGTTGCGGAAAAGTCAGGAGAAGACAACATGCCGAAAAGTAAAAAGATTATTTTATATTTCCTTTTGCCACTCCTAGGTATGCTTAGTAACGTCGAGTGTACTACGTCGATTATTCTCTATGAAAATCGTAATCAAGAAGAGAAATACGAAGAAATAAAATGCATGTATCTGAGCTCTACATATGGTTCTCATAATGAGATAACAAAAGAACTGTTGAAAATGAAGAATGAAAAAGGTATAACTGATATCGTTAGTTTCAACTTCGATACTTTTAAAGCGTTTGATTCGTTAAGGGCGGAAAAAACTTGCTTATCGCTGTTTTTTAGAAAGAAAGATATGTTTTCTTTGACAAAATTAAGTTTTAACTTTTCAGATTCACAAAAA